ATTAGATAACTGTTTCAAATATTTACTTTTCTTACCACGATACAATCTTTGATAATATGGCTTTGGATTTTTAACATAACCAACACCCTTAATCCATATTTCATCCACATATCTAACAGGCGTTGGACAATAACCACCAACAGTTTCATATAAACATTAGAGATGATTCTGATGTTTTAAATATCTCTCACGTTTATTTATTCTCTTTTTCTTAGAATGATTCTTATAATTTTCTTCGTCTTGTTCATACCAATCACTACAATGACCAAAAGAATAAACTTTGCCACCAACTTTATCGCACCAAACAAACTGTTCTGATTGATTGGCTCTATCTTCATTTGGATATTGACCATATACCGATTTATACATTTCTGTTCTTAATGTAAAATCTTCAATCCCATAAGGACAATCTCTGCATCTCATCAAATCACCTCTTGTATTTTATTCTCCTAATTTCCTGCCACAATAAGGACAATGCGTAATATATTCTTTTTGATGAACAAATCCATCATCATACTCATCCCATTCAGATGTTTCTATATCCAAATAGTATTCATTTGTTAATGGATCTACATATATTCGATTATCAGGTGAGTCATAATCACAACGTTTACACATTTTATTCTCCTAATTTATCAATCTAATTTCTCGAAAATCATCATCGGCTTTTACACCATTGATATAAGCATACCAACCTCTAAGACCTTCTCCCTTAGAGATTGGATATTTATGCTTAATATTCATAACAACTTCGTAATCGTCTGGATAGTTTTCAAGAATAGACTTCAAATCACCAACTAAAATACTACTCATGATTCTCACTCCCAATTCTCAATATTATCATCACAAGGGAAATACGAAAGTTCAATCTCGCTCAGTTTTTTGTAATAGATAACAGATTCACTCCAATCTTTTTCAAAACTTTCGCTATCATATATTTCTCTAAACCCAATCAGAATATCCTTATCTGGAAGTTCAATAGCTTCCTTAATCTGAATATGTCTAAAATGATAATCAACATATAATGACTGATCCACGAACTTTTTATCCATCTCATAAGGAGTATATTGTCCTGGTCTACGAATTTCTAACATGCGAAAAATATGCTCATATCCAAAATCATGTAGCCATGTTTCAAAATCAGTCATTATAATCCTCCTTTTCAAAAGGAATATCTGTCTCATAAAAATCTCTTGTCACTAAGACAAAATATTCCTCGTCACCTTCGTACCTGAATACACTTAAGAATAAATCTCCATGACATGTATACCAATAGGACTCATTTTTATTTATTCTAAAATAATCAATAGCTCTCTGAATTTCTTTAACTACTTCATCTTTTCCCACTTCAACAACATTTCTTAGATTCTTGTTAGTTCTATTGAAATGTATAGGATAATCAATATTGTCTTTTGTTAATGTAATTCCATCTAATTCATTGACCATTGATTCTAGTCCACAGCAAGGACACTTAACAAACGGTGCGCCAAGCCATCCAATATGAGTATCTTCTTTAGAAATTTCCAATTCTGAATCACAATGTTCACAGAAGATATGTATTTTTTTAGACTTTTCTTCAACGTTTTTGTTCTTAATAACTTTTATAATAATCACCTCTTTCTATGTATTTATTCTCTTATCTCAGCTCAATCTCACCAAATTTTAATGTGTTATCTTCAAACATTTTATTACCCAGATATTTACCAATAAAACAACGTTTGAACGAGGTCGTAACACTGGTTATTGGTGATACGAATTTTAATTCATGTTCAATCGGTTTAACTAATATTTCAAGAGTCTCTTTGTTTGCAAATATATAAGGTTCATGTCCTTCTCTATATACGAATTCTGCAATTTTCGTATTTAACTTATCCACATCTATCTTATCTACTATTGAAAATGTTTCCATTTATTGTTTTCCTTTCCAAAAGAAATGCTTCTTTCTTATTTCTCATATAAAGCTTTCTGAAATTGTTTTCTAAATTTCTTACAAGCCGATTCATTTTGACTCTCTGTTAATACTCCATGTATATAACAATACTGAATTGAATGTAATAACTCTTGTAATCTCTCAGCGTCTTTACCGAGAGTACATCCTTGTTTATTCACATACTTTTCCAAATTATCAAATAACGGATCAAAATTACTCATATCTACAACTTTACCCATAGTTTTATTCTCCCATCTGATCTACAATACTCTGTAACTTATCAACATATATCTGAGCGTCCCTTTTATGTCTAAGTTGCTTAATATCAGCAGGTACAAAAGCTAACTTCGATTCACCGAAAACATCATTATTCGAACAAACTTTCATAAACTGGCACATAGTTTCAGCATCAACCCGATCTAAATCTGGCTGTAAACAAATCACATCACCCTCCTGTGGATGCAGTTTTCTAACTTTAATAAGCGTCTGTTTAAATAACTTCTTTTTCTGTCTTTTGTTCATATTGTTATTCTCCTTCGAATATTACTCTTATTGGCTTTATAGCTTCGTCATTTGTTGGTATAAGAAACACTTTGTCATTTCCAACCTGATCTTTAAATATTTTTGGAGCTTCAACAAATGTAACTCTTTTTGAGCTATCACTATCCAGCCACTCTTTAAACTTTTTAAGATTTTCTTTTTCAGAAATTGCAGCACATGGACTTACTTTATCTATTAACTCTAAAAATTTTTGTCTTTCATCTTGTGATAACTCCATACTGTTATTCTCCTATTTCTACATGGTCATTATCCAACAAACCAAATTTTCGTAAATAGTACTGTTTGGTTTTATCATCGACTCTACAATAAAAATTATGTCTTCCTGACTTCTGCAAAGATAATGTATTGATATTAAGCTCTGCGTTCATAATAATCAGTAATTCGTTTAATGTAATATCATAGCAATGAAACGTTTCGCCTATTAGAAGCTTATAATATTTCTTCTCTAATTCTGTTATTTCTTCCATATTGACACCATCCTACGCTTCTATATATTCCAATATCCAACTGTCGTATTTATTTTCTTTAATTAATTGCTGATATAAATTTATCCATTCTTGTGCTGAAAGACTTTTGTACCTCCGAACGCATTCTTTCCAATGTCTGTGTATAAAATGACCTCTTGTTTTTAACTCAATACATTTCACACATTTATCGTATAATTTCTTGGAATACCAATTCGATCTCCTTCTATTCCAGCCATTATTCGAGCCATCTATAAATGCTTCAGTCGGATCATATCTGCTTCTCATATAAGTAAGACCTCTGTCGTATAACTCAGTTTTTGCATTGTATAAACAATGAAGCAGAAAATAGATGTCTTCGTAATCATTTTTAAAATTCCATTCTTCAATATTTAAATCCCAATATATTTTTCTCACCTACTTTCACAATCACAAGAAACGTGGTTTTACTTGGCTTTTAGACCTCTGAAAGCCTTGATTTTAAGGCATTTCAGAGATCACTTTTTATTATTCTCTACTAATCTTGATACTCGACATGATAATCTGCCATTTCAATTTCATCTCCACAAGGTAATTCAGGAATTGCATCTTCTCCATATTCCCATCTAATAGCAAGACTTCTATTGCAATCACAACTAAAATTACCTTCTGTGAAATAGAAAATTGCACTATCTTCTGGATATTCATATCCTAAGTCATAATGAATGACAAATGTTTTATCCTTATATTTGAGAGTAGCAACAAAAATCGTCCTCTTATGAGTCATAATTCCATGTTTACAATCAGTTACCAGTCCTTGTTTCTCGTATTTATCCTTCCTGATTAACTGAATAAACTTGTTCTTTTCTTCTTCAGTATTAAAATAGTAATAACCCTCTTTTATACCTAAATCTTTCTCGATGGATGGATTGGCATCGTGATTCCATGCACCACCCCAAATCTGCACCATCCATTCTTCTTTCTTGCTCATATAATTACTCTCCTAATGGTCTTTCATATGTAACTAATTTTTCAACAATTAGATCCTTTGGTAATAAATCTCTACAAAAATATGCCGTTGCAAATGGACTACCTTTTACTACAGAATCCATATGCTCTTTATTGTGATAACAAATTCTTGCATCAAAACTAAGAATCTGAATACCATCTTTGAAATATTTATATCTTGTTTTACCTTGTAGGGAATTAAGCGGTAGAAGAACCGCAAATGGTTTATTGAACGAATAGAGTCTTTCTAAGACTTTATCTTTGATTGAGAAGGGTGGATTGCTAACTATGATATCCCATTTTTCAGGTTCGTAATTGAAGAAATCCTGACCTTCAGCTAATGAACTTCTGACTACATTGTATCCTTCCTCTTTTAGCCTGTTATAGAAAGCAGACCAGTCTTCATCAAATGGACACCATATAATTTTATCTTTTGGAAGATATTTAATAATGTGATCTGTTGCGTAATAGGGCGTGTATAACTCATTATCTTCCTTATCTGATGTTAAATATCCAATATTTAATGCCAATATTTGTTCACCAATAGTAGCTGCGCAGCTTTACTCACATGTGAACATTTATCCTTTCCTTAATTGTACTTACTTTGTTATATTCTCTGTTACTTCTTTCTAATACTCCATAAATAAGGACTACTACATCCACAATGATGAATACCATCTCCAAGAACACATCTTCTGCAATCTTCATATTCTTCATGTGTACTACAATACTCTTTAACTGTATTTATAGCATTTATAATTTCTTCATTTATGGATTCTGGTTCAATATACTCTCTTTCTTCAATTCTCATAATCAATCACCTTTGTCCTGAATATTGTATAGTTTTCGTGACAAGCCAAGAAACCAAAAATTCATCTTACTTTTGTAAATTCTTTAGTCTCTTATGACTCAACACATTTAGTGTATCTTCAATACCTTTATAATAAGCAGACTTCATATCTGGATTATCATAATCTTTTGCTTTATCAAAAACTTCTTTTATGTATTTTTCTTCGTCTTTCTTATCTATAGATAATCTCTTGATTTTACCAATACAATCATCACATATATCCAATCTATTAAAAAGTTTATTCCAAATTCGACAGCCATTTACATATCCTGTAAATCGGATATCTGTTTTTAATATATTTCCACAAATATCGCATACTCGATAATTTATCTTTGACATCAAATCACCTCTTGTTCTTACTCATAAATTCATTCAGAATATTATTCTTTTCGTCATCATCGTAAGAAACACACCAATATCTTTGAAGATTTAATACATGTTCTACTTGCTTCTTTGAAAATAAATACAAATGATCAGTGACAACACTAATTCTTTTGCTTCTATCTGGATGACAACTACCACCGAAAAGACACTGACACATGTTTATGTTATATTCACAAATTGGACATTTCTCTGTATTGTTTTTCTTTTTAAATAATTTGAACATATTTTTACCTCCTCAAGAAACCAAATTTCTTGTTAGTTTTTATCCAAATAAACTATATTATCTACATTATAATGAAATTCACCTATCTCTCCATTAAAACTACCTTTGACATACCAAGCATAAGGACTGATACCTTCATTCATTTTCTCTGCAAGTTTATCAGTTTTTCTTTGATGCTCGTCAGCTTCATTCTGCATAGATATTTTTTGAGAATCCCATATAAGATTTGGAATTGTATCTACACACTTTCTATATATCTCAGACTCTTTTATGTATTCTCTTATCACTTTTGTCATTTTGGGAATATTGTCTTTTAATATTTGCTCATCCCTAAGTTCATACGGATATAGGATTAATATTCTTCTGTCTATATATTCCGTAGCCATTAATTCCTGAATACAAAAACGTGGTTCTGTCAAATTATCACCTCTGTACTTCTACTTCATTCTTTCGTTTGCAATCTTAAAATAAGTATCTGTTAATTCCATTCCAAGCCACTTTCTATTATTCTCTTTTGCAACAAGTAAGTGTGAACCACTGCCTGCACATGGATCAAACACAATATCCCCTTCATTGCTATTATCGAGGATTAACTCTTTGATTAAATTATGATTCTTTTCTGTTGGGTGTAATTTACTTCGACCACAAGGATATTCAAACACTGTATTTTTACAACGAGCGTTAAATGTACCACCACGTTTCTTGAACCAAACAGCATTTTCAATCCCTGATAAATAGATATGTTGACCATTCATAGGACTCGGATTTGTTTTCTTCCAGATTAATTGTCTTACAGTTCCTTTGTTCTTTTTCTGCTTATCAGAGAAAAATTTATGTATTTCTGATAATTGTTCCTTGCCACAAAAAATAATAATTGTACTTGAAGTTACCCTATATAGTTCTGTTAAAAACTCTTGTAAATCAAATGTCATAATATCGGCATTTTCTTTATCAAGATTTCTTAATCCATTACTATCTCTGTTTACTTCTCCATACGGAATATCTGTTAGGGTTAGGTTTACCCCCCCCGTTAATTTGCGACATATACTTCATACAGTCGCCACTATATAACTTGTTAATTTCTACCATTTTTAATTACTTGGAGTAAGGAATTCCTTCTTGTGTACACGAACCTCGTCTCCTTTCATTTTATTTGAACTCTATTTTGTTCCTCTTTAATACCTTAACTGCCTTATCATAATCAACCTCAGCTACTTTAATATTTTTTATCTTTGTGGGTTTTGGCATAATCCAATGACGACATTCAGTAATGTCTTCGTCATACCACATCAAACCGCTTTCACAATATTTGTGCCATTGACAGTCATTATTGCCACAGTTACTCATTTATGTATTCTCCTAATCAGTTAATATGAAATGTACATACTGCCCAATATGATCCTTCAACTCTGTTTCTAAATTATGACCACCAATAATTAAGTCGTCAATATTAAATCCAGTAATAGTCCATTCTGAATATCCTACATAATGTCCTTGAGTCAGCAAATTGCCAGTTACCATATAACTTTCAAAATCCATCTGTGCTTCTTCTAATGTACACACTTCATCTGAAAACCAACATCTTAAGTTTGCATTTTCAATTGTTGTAATCTTTCTTCCAAGTCCTTCATCAATTTTCATATAATTAAAATAGTCCATAATTTTTTCTGCAAGACTTGAATACCGCCAACTATGAGATTCTTCAGTTCTTTCCTGCGAAATCCCCAAATTACACTCATAATCATATCCAAGCCAGCCCTGTAAAATTAATTCCATTTCTACCTCCTAACTCCAAAGAAACTTCGGTTTACTGTGTTCTATTCTCCGTCATATAATTTAACTGTTCCGTCTGAATTGTAGATAGGTGTAATTCCAAATTGATAACCAGTGCGTTTTACAAAATACATTACTTTTGTATTTCTGTCATAGAGAACTTCGGTATCACAGTTATCATCTTTGTAAATTGTTACTAAATCTATATATTTATTTGCGAAGCGACTACTTTCGGGTTCAATATCACCTTTTGTACATCCAGTCATTCCTAAGCACAATGTTAATCCTAATACGACCGCTAAAATTTTCTTCTTCATATGATTTATTCTCCTAACTCTTTTAGTGCATTAACAAGTTCAGCGAGTCTTGGATTCTCAGGATGCTCCTTTGCCATCTTTTCATATAAAGCAATATTATTCATTTTATCAATCTCAGACTTTAATTCCTTCTCAATAGAAGCTTTCTGCTTTGCAATTTCTTTCTGACGATTTTCCTCATCAATTCTTGCATTGTATGCACTCATATTAACTACACCGACAACCTGAGCTGTCACACCCTTACCATATGCTTCTACTGACTTTACTTCTTTTAAAATTCCAAGGACTCTATTATCTTTTCCTCTTGCATTTACAACAACATATACTGGATGTTTTGATGGATCTTTCTCTGCAATAAGTTTCCATTCATCCTCATATAAAGCAAAACCATAGTCTTTTTTACTATAATCTTCTACCAAATTAACAATTGCTATCTGTTCAAATCCTGTCATTTTATTATCCTCACTTTCAACTTTTTCTACTGATAAAACGTTATATCCTTGCTTTCTATCCTTTAACTGAACCATAACATATTTCTGTGTGCCTACATTATATGTATCTATAACAAATCCAGTTTGTCCCTTACTATTACAGGAACTTTTTATTATCACTTTGTCGTTTATCTGAATATTCCTCATAGGCTGCACCTCCTATTGAATTATATTTTTAATTCTCAATATATTTTATTTCTTCCAAAATTGAACTTCCTATAACATAAAGTTTCTTTGAAACTATCCTTGTTACTCTTTTAAGAAAATCTTTATGAAGTTCATCTTCTTGTTCGTATACACAGCAAGCATATGTTCCTTCCTCATACTCAGCTCCGTAATAATAAAAATACAGATTGTATTTATGATTATGTTTACTAAATAACCACGGATGAAGCGTTGCAACAGTTATATAGTCATTTCCGATTTTTATTCTAAAATCATAATGTGATTTATTTTGTACGATTTTCAAAAACTTCACCTCTTTTCATATTAAGAGCACATTCATTTCTGTACTCTATGAGAGTATCCTTATTCCTCATCATTACATGTTAGAATCGAGGTTTGTTCCAAGGCATTATATTTTCAAATGAGTTTCAGCTTATACGCTCATCGGTTGACTGACTTGTTAATTTCAGCCTTCACCTTTACCTTTTCACCATCTCAGGTTTTCAGTTCGTTTTACCTCATTTATATATTCTCTGCTAAAGCAGAAGAAATCTATGTTTCTTGGTAAAAATATTACTATATATAGTGTCTATATTTTCCATAAACACTATATATAGTATTTCATTTACGCCTGATACACAAAACTTGGCATTGGCTGTAATTTAAACAGATTTTTCTCATGCATTGAATCAATCTTAGCTTTTACTTCCTCACTTGGCTCAATTCCATCTCTGATATATGCATCTAATTCAGCATAAGTAAATCCAAAACTCTGCTCATCCGTCAACCCAGTCAAACCATCTTGCGGTGTTTTATGAACTAATTCGTCTGGTAAGAACTGCTCTATCAATTGAATTACCACCTGTAATATTGTTTTCTGAATCAAATGTTGCACTATTATTTA